AAGGGGTGCTTACAAAGCCAGAGCTTACGCCGCTTGCTAAACCGACACTGCCAGGCCTCCAAGAACCCAAAGACAGTGCGGGCAGAAGTAAGAAAGAGCGCAAGAGCCAACTGGCGCAACTACAGAATGCTTATATTCTCCTTGTAGAGCAGACAACTGTTCAGAAAGATTTATATAAGGCAGAACTGCGTAATAACGAAATTACCGGAATCAGGCTTAATCAGACTCTAAGACTTTTAGACATCCGTAAACAAGAAAATGATGTGGCCCTTGAAGATATCCCTACTCAAGAAAAAGCGGTCAAACTCCAAAGTTTGCAGGTAGAAAAATATCGACTTCGCTTAGAAGCTGCATACCAGATTGCGGCAGTCGAACAGCGTATAAATGACGCGCGTGACCAAGCGCTTGCAGGCAGTAACGAGCGAATTAACCGTTTAGCAGCGGAAATTGAAGGTCGCGAGCGTGATTATGACTTAAATCTGCGCATCCAAGAACTAGAAAAACAGGGGGTTGAAAACGCAGCCGATCAAGCAAATGCGGAATTTAATCTTTTAGATATAAAAAATCAACAAATAGCCGCTCAGCAGGAACTAAATAATCTAGTAAACCAGCTCGGTACATCTACGACAAAAGTGTTTGAAGACCTTATTTTTGCAACCGACTCTTGGCGTCAAAGTCTTGCCAATGCTTTGCAGACAATGGCAAGCGCTCTATTCCGCTTTGGTCTTACTACGCTTGCAGATGCTGGTGATCCAACGGGTCAAGGGGTTGGACTACTCAGCATTCTTACCGGCAGATTTGGTAAGCGTGCGCAAGGTGGTCCCGTTCTTTCTGGTACGCCCTATCTCGTCGGAGAGAAAGGTCCCGAACTCTTTATGCCAAAAGCTGGGGGCGACATCATCCCCAACAGCGCTTTGGGCGGCATGGGCGGTGGCAGCATCACGGTGAATGTTGATGCCAAGGGCTCTACAGTTGAGGGCAACGACAAGCAGGCAAATCAACTGGGCAAGGTCATTGGCGCCGCCGTCCAGCAAGAACTGATCAAGCAGAAGAAACCCGGAGGCTTGCTCGCCTAATGGCTACTTTCCCTTCCATCACCCCAACCTACGGCGCCCAAAAGAAGAGCGCCCCAGTGGTCCGCACTGTCCGCTTCGGAGATGGCTATGAACAAAGATTGGTGTTTGGGGAGAATCAGAACCCCAAGATGTGGGATCTGACTTGGAACATCTCCGAAACCGACGCCGACACAATCGAGGCTTTCCTCGACGCCCGCGCCGGCCAAGAGAGTTTCGATTGGACCCCCCTAGGCGAAGCCACCGCATACAAGTGGGTGTGCTCGGAGTGGAGCAAAAGCATCCCGTATGTGGGTCGCGCCACGATCCAAGCCAGTTTCCGCCAGGTATTTGAACCCTGATGGCTTATACAGCTTGGACAGCTAGCACCGCCTTTGCCGTTGGTGACGTTCGGCGTGCCACGACCCAGCAAGGCACGGGCTTTGTTTTCCGCTGCATTGTTGCTGGTACGTCATCTGGCAGTGAACCTGACTGGCCGAAAGTTCTATACAAAACCGACGGCTCATCCAATGATGAGGGCTATGTCGTCGATGGCACGGTCACTTGGGCAGCGGTCAGTGCAGTTTCAGAAGAACTGCAAAAGCTGGCACCCAGCGCCGTCATCGAACTGTTCCAACTTCAGCTGGTTTCCGGGTTGCACTATGACCCCGCAAGTCCACCGGCGACCACTACCTACTACTTCCACGCTGGCACCAACGAATTAAGCGGCGACCTTGTGTGGGCTGGGACAACCTACAGCCGATTCCCAGTGCAGGCCGAGGGTTTCGAGTATTCGGGCACTGGTCAACTGCCGACGCCAAGCTTCACGGCTGCCAACCTGAACGGCTTGCTGTCCTTGGCGCTGATTGATGTCAACGTTTACACGCCCGGCAACGACTTAATCAAGGCAAAAGTAACCCGCATCAGAACGCTTAGCCGATACCTTGACGCTTCAAACTTCACCGGCGGCAGCAATCCAACAGCTGACCCCCAGGCTGAATTTCCGCGTGAGGTTTATTACATCAGCCGCAAGACCGCCGAGACCCGCGACACGATTTCTTGGGACTTGGCCAGCATCTTTGACATGCAAGGTGTGCGCGGTCCAAAGCGCCAAGCGATCCACATGTGCCAGTGGAAATACAAAAGCGCCGAATGCAGTTACTCGCCAAAACCAACTTTTTTAACCGGCACTTGCGGCGTTGTTGGCTCGCAGATCTATATCACGGTGGATTTCAGCAGTTGGGTTGGCGTGCTGAGCGTCGGTGATCCTGTCAATATCCAATTTTCAGGTTTCCCGTCCTATAGCGGCGCGTACATCATCGAAGACTTTTCCGGCTCCACGATCAAGGTCGCTGCACCCAACAGCTCCATCAACGGCAGTTGCTCACTGACAACGTGGATTGATACCAATGATCAGCCGGTCTATTCGGCTAGCTCTGATCAATGCGGCAAACGTTTGACCAGCTGCGAAGCCCGCTTTGGCACTAATAAAACCCTTCCGTTTGGCGGGTTCCCAGGTGTGGGTCAGTTCCAATGATTATCAAAGAAGCTGCCAAAACCGCTGCACTGGCACACGCCCAAAAGCAATACCCCCAGGAGGCTTGCGGTTTGCTGCTTGTCATCAAGGGTAAGCAGAAGTATTGGCCGTGCAAAAACCTGGCGGTCAGCTCTACCGACTTCTTCCAGCTGGATCCCGACGACTATGCCGCCGCCGAGGAAAAAGGCGAAATTATTGCCGTCATCCACAGCCATCCCAACACTCGCCCGGTGCCGAGCATGGCGGATCAGGTGGCATGTAACCGCAGCGGCTTGCCTTGGTACATCGTCAATCCACTGACGTTCGAGTGGGGCGAAGCCATGCCCAACGACTACAAGCCGCCGCTGATCGGGCGGGAGTATTGCTGGGGCAGTTTGGACTGCTGGTCACTGGCGCGTGACTGGTACAAAGAGGAATGGGATTTGGATTTGCCCGATTGGGATCGCCCTGGGCGCTTTGATTGGGACACTGCGCCAAGGTTTGACGAGCTGTACGCGCAAGCAGGTTTCCGGGACGTATCACTCAAAGACGCGCAGTATGGCGACGCCCTGCTGATGTCGATTGACTCCAAGGGCTTGAATCATGTGGCGATCTATTTGGGCGATCAGTATGTGCTGCACCATCTGACCAATCGCCTATCAAGCCGTGATTTATTAGGGGAGTGGCTCCTAAAATGCACGGGTAAGGTGGTGCGGCATGAGACTCGTTAAGGTCTACGGTCAGCTTGCCAAGCGCCTAGGTCAGCGAGTGTTTCGTGCTGATGTGGCGAGCCCTGCCGAAGCTGTGCGTTTTCTGTGCGCCAACTTCCCCGGTTTGGATCAGTGGCTGATTGATAGCGACCAAGACGGTATCGGCTATCGGGTCAAGGTCAGCAAGACGACGGTAGGAGAGGAAGATTTTGGGTTGAGCTGCAACCCTGATTCAACCATCTCGATTACGCCGGTGTTGGTTGGCGCAGGGGGCAACGGTATGTCGATTGGCCAAATTGTTCTTGGTGTTGCTTTGGTTGCGGCGTCTTTGATTTTTCCCGCAGCATCAGCTGGTGCAGGCTATTTCTTCACCGGGGCGACGATGACCAAAATCGGCTTGCTAGGTGGTGCCCTGATTCTTGGCGGTACGGCGCAACTAATCGCACCCAAGCCACCAGCAATCGGCTCCATCGGCGGCAGCGGTGGCACAAACACCAGCCCGATTAACGACCCTCGCGCCCTGCAGTCCTACAACTTCAACGGCATCCAAAACACCAGCACCCAAGGCGTTCCAATCCCTGTGGTGTATGGAAAGGCTTTTGTCGGTAGTGTGGTTCTAAGCGCGGGCGTGTTCAACAATTCCAAGGAATGACTGAAGAAAACCCTGCAATCATTGGCTCGAAAGGTGGCGGTGGTGCTACCACGGCTTATGTCACGCAAAATGTTTATGCAAACCCGACGGCTAAACAACCGACAATCACGAAGGACAACCTTCAGTCAAAAGCATATGCACGAATCCTTGACCTGATTAGCGAAGGCGAAATTGGCGGGTTAGTTACTGGTGACAATAAATCTATTTATCTTGACGATACTCCCGTCCAAAATGAGGACGGAACGTACAACTTTTTAGGCGTAAATATCCAGTCCACTCTTGGCACCCAAGACCAAGGTCCACTGACAGGGTTCAATACCGTCGAAACCGAAAAAGCGGTTGGTGTCACGGTCGAAGCAGATAACGCAATCCCCGGCACCTGGACCCGCGACTGGAACGATTCTGCTTATACCCGATCAGGCAGCACCATCACAATCTCATGGGTGGGACATGGACTAAGCAGCGGCAACATTATTTGGCTGAACTTTGGTACACCGACAACCCCGAAATGGGACGCCGACTATACGGTCACGGTTTTAGACGACGATCAATTTACCGTCCAACGCAAAAAGTCCAGCTTTAAAACGACTTCGGGCAATGTATATGCAATCAAAAAATATTTGATCATTACCGCATCAACCCGCGACGGCAGTGACTGGGTAAATGACGACAAGATCTACATCAAATTTTTGAAGCCGAGCCTAGACATAACTAAAAAATCCAGCACCATCTACGCAGCGACAACTTCCTATAACAAGGTTTATAAGATCGAAGCAGTCCCTGGTGGATCACCTAGCCAGTTCCGGGTGCCCTGGTACGACAAGGCATCAAGCCTTGCAAAGGCACAAGTAGATGGCGGTTATGTCCGAATTGCTGATGCCAAATACACCTACAACAGCTCAACAAACGTTGTAACTGTCACCGCCAAGAGTCACGGCTATGTGGTCGGCTCAATCGTTGAAATTAACCCCAAAACTGGTCCTTTAAAAACGCTCAAGGGCATTGAGACGGTTACCAGCGTTCCAAACGCGGATACTTTTACTTACACACAAAAAGGTCCTTACTCCTCAACTGGCAGCGGCGAATACTTCGCGGAAGTTCCGCTAAATAGCGGTGCAATTACACGTCAAATCACCAACCCTGACGTAGATCGCGTCCGCCTAAATATTTCTGTTGGGGCGCTGCAGCAACAAATTGATGACGGCAGCGTAGTTGGCACCAAGTTCACCTATGCCGTGGACTTCCAGTTCAATGGTGGCGGTTTCTTCCAAGCTAAATACGAGGAAATCAAGGGCAAAACTTCGGGCGGCTTCAGCTTTAGCCGCGAGCTGTCTTTTGCTACCCAACCGGGCTGGAACAGCACGACAATCAGCGCCAATTTCCCCATCGACATCCGGCTGCGCCGCGTCAACGAGGATTCAGAAACCACCGTCAAGGTCAATGCCTTTAGCTGGCAGGCGTACACAGAAATTACTGATGCAAAACTTGCATACCCAAACAGCGCCTTAATTGGCGTTGAGGTTGACGCCCAGCAATTCAGCAGCATCCCTAATCGGATGTATCACATCAAGGGCGTAAAAATCCGGGTGCCTAGCAATGCAACGGCAGACCTTGACACCGGCGCCCTGTCTTATAGCGGCATCTGGGATGGCACTTTTACGGCAAATGTGTGGTGCAGTGATCCAGCTTGGGTGCTCTGGGATTTGCTCACATCACGCCGTTATGGATTCGGCGAAGAAATCCTGACCGATGGAGAGAAATCCAGCTTTGACGGCAACGCAAGCCGACTCGATAAATGGAGTTTCTACGCCGCTAGCCAGTACGCATCCGAGCTTGTCACTACAACGACAACCGACGGCAAAACAATTACAGAGCCGCGTTTCTCCTGCAACGTCAATCTGCAGAGCAAACAGGACGCCTTCACACTGATCAACCAGTTGCTGAGCGTATTCCGCACGCAAGCCTTCTGGTCAAATGGCAGCGTGGTACTGGCACAGGATCGCCCGCATGATGCGTCTTACATCTTCGGACCATCCAATGTCGTTGAGGGCAACTTCAGCTATTCCGGTAGCGACGTCAAAACCCGCCCCACCGTCATCCTGGTTCGCTACTTCAACACCGACACCCGCGATGTTGCTACCGAGGTTGTCGAAGATCCGGGACTGATCGAAAAATACGGCGTTGTCACCGAAGAGCTAGACGCCTTTGCCTGCAATAGTCGCAGTCAGGCTGCCCGCTTGGGTCGGTGGTTGCTTTACACCAACGCCTACGAAACCGAAACCGTCAGCTTCTCTATTGGCATTGAGTCGGGCGTGGTTTTGCGCCCCGGAATGATCATCAATGTCAGCGATCCAACCAGGGCTGGCACACGGTTGAGCGGTCGCGTCAGCTCGGCCACCACAACCACCGTTGTGATTGATGTGGATCGAACGGTTCAGACCGATTACACGATTTCGGTGATGCTGCCCGACGGCATCCTTGAAACCCGTTCAGTGTCTGCTTATGACAGCGGCACGCGGACGGTAACGGTCAGCTCTGCCTTCAGTGTTGCCCCAGCGCAAAACAGCGTCTGGCTGATGCGCCCAACAAACGTCGCCCCAACCACCTGGCGCGTTATCAGCCTTGCAGAAGACACAGAAAACGGCGTCTACGGCGTCACTGCGCTGGCGTATAACTCCGGAAAATTTGACTATGTAGAGGCAGACGTTCCGCTCTTTACGCCAAATATTTCTGTCATTGGGGCACCTCCGGCTGGACCAACCAACCTGGCCTACAGCGAAAATCTTTACGTCGATAACAACAAGGTATTCGTCAAGGTTTCGATCTCGTGGTCGCCAGTTGAGGGCGCCGTTTCCTATGAGGTCCGCTACCGCGTTGATGACGGCAACTGGGTCAATCTCACGCCGACTGCCACCAGCCAGGTTGATATTGCCAACGCACTGGAGGGCGACTGGCAGGTTGAGGTTACGGCTGTTGGCGTTACCAATAAGAAGTCCCAGCCATCCCCACTCAACTATGAGGTGATCGGCAAGACGGCAGATCCAGAGGACATGGAACTGCTGCAAATCAGCCAGATCGGGAACAAACAAGCTGAACTGGGTTGGCCTGCATCGGTCGATCTTGACGTTCTGGTTGGCGGCAAGGTGATCATTCGCCATTCCACTCAGACATCAGGCGTTGAGTGGCAGAACTGCAACGACATCATCCCGGCAGTTGCAGGTAACGCGACCAATGCTGTGGTGCCGCTTTTGGCTGGCACTTACATGGCGAAATTTGAGGACAGCAGCGGTAACCGCTCCCTCAACCCAATTTCGGTGACGGTGACACTGCCCGCACCACAGTCGCCTTTGCTGGTGCTGACCTATGCCGAGGAGAGCACAGTTCCGCCGTATGACGGCGACAGCATCAACATGTTCTACAACGACGAGCTAGACGCTCTGGTGCTGGACCAAGGTTTAACCGTTGACGAGCTGGCGGTTGATGACGACTTTGACCAGCTGGGCAGCGTCGATCAGATCGGCGGCGTGATTTCTGAGGGCGAGTATTTGTTTGCCCAGCCGATTGACCTGCAGGGCGTTTTTACGGTTGATGTTGCCGCCCAGATCGTCACTGGCGCATTTCTGCCCGGTGATTTGTTTGACGATAAGGAGGAGCTGATTGATGGCTGGGAGGATATTGACGGCGGCACACTGGATCTAGTGAATGCCACGCTTTACACCAGGACGACTAACGATGACCCGGCGGCTGATGATCCTGAATTTACGGAATGGCAGCCGTTCGTGAATGGTTCGCGTACTGGCCGAGGTTTTGAGTTCAAGGTGATTGCGACATCCACCGAACCGACGCAAAACATCGCGATCAGCGAGCTTGGGACGACGGTGACGATGGAAACCCGCAACGAGCAGGGCAATGACCTGACGAGTGGGGCTAGCTCTTATGCCGTGACATTTGCCAATGCTTTTTACCAGACGCCGAGCATTGGGATCAGCGCCCAGGACTTGCAAACCGGCGACTTTTACGAGCTGACTAGCGTGAGCAAGACGGGCTTCACGATCACCTTCAAGAACTCGGGCGGTACTGCCGTGTCACGAACGTTTGACTGGCAAGCCGTGGGCTACGGCAAACAACTGGCCTAAACTTTTCCTAACACAGCAGGACCATGGCACAAAACGATTTTGCTATCCCTAACCAGGGTGGTCAGGCATTCCGCCTGGACGTTCAGGACGCTTTGCAATCGCTGGCGGGGCATAGCAGCGGTGCCACGGATCCAAACACTGCGGTTGGCACGACATATCCGTACCAGTTCTGGGCTGATACGAATAACAGCGTGATGAAGATGCGCAATGGCGCGGATTCGGCCTGGATTGAGCTGTTCCAACTTGACGGCGAGTGGAGCACGATTGCATTTGAGAATGGCACTGCTGCAGCGCCTTCTATTTATTTCAAGGACAGCGGCACAGATACTGGTTTTTATAGCCCTGGCGCCGATCAGGTTGGCATTTCAACTGGCGGTACAAGTGCACTGGTTGTTGATGCATCTCAGAGGGTAGGGATTGGCACTACGACAGTTGAGGACTCCACAGGAAGTTCAACACGTTTACAAATTCAGGCAACTAACGGCGGAGCAGATGTAGCTCTGCGGATTAAAAACAACTCTACGACCACTGATACCACCAGCAGTATTCGTTTTACCAATACAACCAGTACATTTGATCACGCTTCTATTGTTGCAGGTAGAAGCCCTAATGCTTATTTGGCGCTAAAAACAAATGACGGCAATACTGCCCTGTATATTGATTCGGCACAGCGTGTAGGGATTGGCACTACGAGCCCCGGAAGCTATGACGCTAGTGCAAATACCTTAGTCGTCGGAAACACTTCTAGCAAGAATGGCATCAGCATTGTCTCGGCCACTAATCAGCCGGGCAGTCTTTTCTTTGCGGATGGGACAAGTGGTGCGGACGCTTATCGTTGTTATTTGCAATACAACCACGGCAATAATGGCCTTGAAATAGGCGTCAACGGCTCTGCTGCGCTGAATATCGACAGCTCCGGCAGGCTGTTAGTGGGCACGCCTAGTGCTATTGACACTAATTCAAAACTGCAGATCGAAAGTGATACAAACGATAAGATTGTCCTTAAGGGCACTAGCGCAGTCGCAAATAACGGCAGCAATATCAACTGGTACGTTGGCAGCACATATAAAGCAGCAATTTACGGTGGCAACGATGCTAGCTCTAGTAGCGTATTAACGTTCAGCACTACGGCGGGTGGGGGGTCTTCTCCGACGGAGAGGATGAGGATTGCCAACGATGGAGCCTTTAATTCATATACCAGTTCAAACGAAGGATTCAGTGTTAGAACATCTGCAGGAGCGGGAACCGGATCTTATATCTATCAAGGCTTCAGAAGCGCCTCTAGTACAACTACTGGCACTGTTGTCTACAGAGTCTATTCAAACGGCACCTATGCGACGATTTCGGATCAAGCACAAAAGAAAAACATCGAGACTACAAGAGATGGGTATCTGGAAGATCTGAACAAACTTCGTGTTGTTAAATATCATTGGAACGAACAAGAGGATGTAGACTCTAAAGAGCTAGGTCTAATTGCTCAAGAAGTAGAATCTATTTTTCCTGGCTTAATTGACTCAACTTTCTCGGATAGCGGTGAATCCATAAAAGGTGTGAAAGTCTCTGTTTTACCTTTTATGCTTATTAAAGCGTTGCAAGAAGCAACAGCTCGAATCGAATCATTGGAAGCTGAAGTAGCAGCACTCAAGGGCGCGTAGTCCTACTCTCTAACCACCCTCACCCGCTAACACCATGGCAACAACCTTCACCTGGAACGTTTCACAGCTGGACCGCGAACTCACGGACGGCTTTGTCTACTGCGCCTACTACCAAGTCAGCGCCGAGTCCGATCAACTTGATGCTGAAGGCAATCCTTACAGCACTGGCGCCTATGGCTCTGTCGGTTTTCAGCGCCCGGACAACCTGCTGGACTACGACGGCTTGAGCAAAGATCAAGTGATCGAGTGGGTCAAGACTGCCCTAGGCGGTGACGAAAAGATTGCCGCAATCGAAGCGCAGCTCCAAGCCAACCTTGATGAGCGCATCACTCCCAGCAAGGGTCAAGGTGTGCCGTGGCAGTAAAAAGCAAAACCGCGCTGGGGCGATTAGAGCACAAGCCCGGTCGCCCCAAGACCACATCTCAGGGTTACGGGCAGCATTCCCGCCCACGTCGGCGCGGTAAGAAACCCCTGCGCGGTCAGGGTCGCTAGCGTTAGGGCAGCGTCAGAGCGCCCGTGGATCGCCTAAACCTTGAGCTGATCGGCGGCATCTTGGCTATCGCCGTGCAGGCTGGTATTGCTGTTTGGTGGGCGAGCGGCATCAACTCAAAGCTTTATCACGTCGAGCATGAAGTGATGAAGATGGGCATGAACGTCGAGCA